TCAGTTGGCTGCTGGGGCTGCTGGATACCCAACCTCACAATCATATGCCTGGCAGGCGGCCAGATCGGGCAGCGCATCAATCGCTGCATCATGCGCCGCCTGCTGGTCGTAACAGGCGGCGACCATCGCGTTGACAGCTTCGCCCAACGCGATGATTTCCGCACTGGTCAGATGGGGATAGGAATTGTCGCGGAACCGCCAATTGCGTCCGTCTGGCAGGCCACCCGCAAGAGCATTGAAGTAAACGGCCATTAGCAAAGAACGGCTTTCGCTGTCGGTCTGGGCAATGTATGTCGTGCCGCCAAGCTCGAACTCGACACCAGCATCCATGCGGGCAAACTTGCATTGTTTCGCCCGCTCTTTCAGCTTCGCCTTTGCCGCCTCAAGGCTGATCGGCTGCGTGGTATATTGCAGCGTGGCCGTCATGGTTTCCGGCTGTTCCGGATCGCCATCGATCACGACGGCAGGATTGCCGATCACCGTTTGCCATTCCTGATCGGGCTTGGTGCCCTGATCAATGACAAGGACGTAATTCGCACGCAAATCCTCGACCGATGCCAAGGCGGCATTGCTGTAGGTTTTGCCGGTTTCGGACTTAAGCCCCATCGGGCTGCTGGCCGTTTTGACCAAAGCCCACTGATCGTCACAAATCGCAAAAAGCGCTGTCATTTTCTGTCTCCTTCCTATCGCGCACGCGCGAACTTGCCGGGGGTCTGCGCCCAAGCCGCAACCGGAATAATCGTGTTCGGGGTGGTGTTGTTTTCCGATGTTGAAGACCGTTGTTTCAGGCCGTGTGAAACGAAATCAACAGCATCAATCGTGATCGTGTTTTCTACGCCGTTCGTCCCCGGTTGCAGCTCATTCGTGATGGGGTTTCCCGGCGCACGGTCTATATCAAGCGCGTAATGCGGGTTTGGTGCCTGCGACGTCTTGATCAAAGCCATGCGCGGCAGGAAGTCGAGCGGGCAGAAAGCCCCGTCCACCGAGCTATTGCCACCATAAGCAACGAAGACGGAAAACTGTGGGACGGTGCGCCACACGGGCAGTGAATACCGGCCTGTCGGCAGGCTTGCGCCAATGGTCAGATTGACCGCCGTGGACGCAAACCAGTTGGCGTCCGTGCCCGCAACAGAACCACCGTTAAGGCGCAGGTATTGTCCCGATGGCAATGCCTGGTGAAACACCCGCACGTCGCCACCATCCAGCGGCACCAACCAAGCATAATCAATCAGGCCACCAGCCAGATGCGGGACAACGGTTGGTGTGCCGGTTACGTGATTGACTTCGATAATGTCAAAGCCCGCTTTTGGGCTGGCCCGCCAGAAATAGTCCACCCGCGAGCCCTGATATTCAGTATCCGCCCCAACATCGATCCCGTTGGCGGTAAAGGTGAGGCTTGAAGCAATCTCAAGCCCGCCAACGTCGCACCGCCACGCCAGACTGTCACCGCGCACGGTGTCACTGACACGCCAGCTTGCAGTCATGTCCCGGCGCTTGGAAACCACCAGCGTTTTTTGCACCATCGGGTTCCACGGCAGGTCAGTAATATCGGCACCGCCACTGGAGAGCCGAACGGTGAAGTAGTCGTCCGGGTTAAGGATATCCGGGCACGGCATATTCGAAGTGCTGTGACCAGTGTAACCGTCCGGCAATTCGGCTGGCCAAGCACGCTGCCCAAAGTTCATATCAACCCGCGTTTGATGGCTCGCATACACCCACGGAAGCACATCGGCGGCAGAGATAGCTGCTGGCAAAATCCCCTGCGAAACCCACGCCCCGCCGACCAGCTTGAAGAATTCAACATCGCCGGTTGCCGGGTCATAGCCGCAGCCCACCCAATCGCCAACCGCGAAGGCAGCACCATAGGCAGAAACGGCACCGGCCAGCACCGTCGCGCCATCCTGCCGGTAACAGTAGGTAAGGCCATTGGCAGTTTGTAGACCGATATAGAACGACCCGTTGCCGAGCGTAACCGGCGTCATGGCAAAGAATGCCTTGTGCCGGATGATACGCGTACCGGCCACATTGTTTGCAGCCGGATTGGAAGCATTACCAATCGCGGTCAAATTGCCATTGGTCGGTGTGATCTTGGCGCTATCAACATAGAGCGGGTTGAGTATTGTGCCGTTTTTGCTTGGGGTATCCGTGATCTGATTATCAACCGTCAGGCCGGTGGCCGTGAAGTGGTTGCCATTGTCGGAAGCGTCTTTGCCAAGGTCGAGCGGGTCGGCAAATTTATGCACACCGCCGTTATTCCCCAACGGCAGGGCGTCAGGATCGAACCTTTTAGGCACCCAATGGCCATAGCTGTTGAAATAGCAAAAATCGGTTGCAGCCACCTCGCCAGCACCATCACCGCAAACAAAGAGCGAGATGTTCATTTGGCTTTGACGAACACCGAAATAATTCGATTGGTTGCGGCACAGATACTGAGTGTATCCAGTGGCTGCGGCCCATAGCGGAAGGTTCAAGGCCGGGAAAATTGACGAAGGCATGGTCGATTGACGAATACCGTCAACAACAATCTTTACGCGTTCGGTCGGCACCGCTTCTGTGGTGTCGATTTCAACAAAAACACTGTAATGCGCAGCCGGATCGCGGAACTGTCCAGCAGTCCTGACAAGTATCGCTTCGGACCCGATATTGTAGGTTGCTTGGTAGACCATCAGGCGACCGTCTACATCGAAAAGAACACTAAACTGATTGTCTGCCGCTCCGGTCGAACAAATATAGTTGTAGGTTTCACCCAAGCCTGTGCGCTTTACCTCGGCATACATCCACCAGCGCGTGGTCAAGGCCGGAGCAACGCAGGGCCGGGACACATACCCACCACCATAAAACGAACACCCGAAATCAATCGGATCGCCGGGATCGCCACAGCCGATGGCTGGTGGTGGATTGTCAAACAGAATGGACATTGATCAAGCCCCCGCGCGCTGGGTGATATGCACATCGATCACGGCACCACTGAATTCCATATGGATCAGGTTGACCGCGCCTGGCTCGTTGCTGATCGCACCGTTGTTGACACGGAATTCCGGCCCCCACGCGATGCCGTGATTGCCAACTCCATCCATCGTCAATTCCAGCCGCGCTGATCCACCGGCAGGCATCGGATCGGGCGCGGTAATGGTCAGGGCCTCGGTCGCGGTCAAGGTGAAGCGGTTGCCAAGGGCGGTATTGAACGACACGTTACCGGCAGTAACCGTTGCCGGAACTGGCGTGGTCCAGAAGCCCGCCGCAAGCGTGGCGCTGACCGTGCTGCGTAGATATCCTGCAAGATCAACCACCTCCAACGCCCTGACACCGGCGATGTCCAGAATTGATTGAACCAACTGGGTATTGTCTTCGATGTCAGGGTCAATTCCCGCCGCTGCCAGAATGCTGAGAAGCTCCTGCTGCAGCATGTTGAAATACTCGGCCAGCATCGGCGTCGCACGCGTGTTGCTGGCGGGATCGCCATTCCGCCATTCACCAAGCGCCGTTGTGCGTTCTGTAAATGCACCAACCTTTTCCATATCAAGCCTCCAGATAACCGATATTCAAAATAAGCCAGGACGGGGCCGCCTTGTGCAGCACGCACTCGATCAGCTCGTCTCCCCAGCTTCTGAGAGGATCGCCGCACTCACATGCGCCAATGACCGACTCACGAACCACACCGTCCGGCACCAATACTTCCCAGAAGTACAGCCAGTCCTCGCCATTCATGGGATCGCCAATTTCAGCGCCGCGCGGTCCGATGCCATTGGCAAGCTCCATGGTTGCCTCGTGGTATTCGACGATCTGCACGCCGTCATAACCAAGCCCGCCGGCCAGTTCGATATAGTCGGCCGCACGAAGTCCCCCTTGGCCGATGATCCGGCCAATGAGTGCCGCCCGCCGATCGGCAAGACTTTGTTCGGCCGGCGCACATTCGCCAGGCAGGCTGTAGCTGGTTTCCCACTCGGGAAACAGCAGGTCGGTCAGGCGGGGATCAGCCTCAAGCATCAGCGCATCGGCACGTGCATCAATCCGCGCAAATTCCTCAGCGGCTCCTGATAGCAGGCGCTGAAGAATGCTATCGGAATCAGTTGGCCAGACCATGCCAGGCGGCAGGAGGCTGAACAGCTGGGCGTGGTAATCTTCTGCTGTCAGACCCATTCAACACCTCCCCACAACGGAATGACGCCGGTGTCGTAAACGATGTCATCATCAAGATTGAGGTCATAATCCTCGACCCCCGGTGCCAGGCTGATCGCGGCACGAATGCGGCTGATCAAAAGAATGCCCCCGGGTTCGCCCTCACGCTCGACCAGATCCTGAAGCGCCTTGGAGGCCGCAACGCGCACGGCTTCCGTGTTGGGCGTCACGCTGAGCTGCGGATTGAACAGCTGGGTACCAGGGGCCACCACATAGATATGTGCCTGCACATTTTTCTGCTTTGTGATGTGATCAAATACGGCCTGCAAAAGCTGTTCGGATGGTAAAGGACCGCCCGGCGTGTCATCGGCCATGATCCGGATCACGACCGATCCCGGTCCCATGCCAAGCGGATCTTCCCATGCGCGGGTCACGCCGGCCACCTGCAGCGCCCATTCTTCCCAGTCACCCATGGCACCGCCACGCGGTGTCCTGGCACGGCGCAGCATGATGCGATCACGCCAACTGCCAAACGTCTCAAGGTCAGCCCCGCCCTGGATGCCATCGACCCCGACCGTTGCCGTCGCAACCACACCCGCGATTGGCGACACCAGGCGAAGTTCGGCACCGGCTGGCTGATTGCCTGCCGCGCCGGCCAGAACCGCCTCGACCGGTGCTGTGGCGGTACCGTCCACGATCTGCACTTCCTCGGTGGTCGCATAATCAATGCCGTCTTTCGAAAGCAGCGTGCCGGCGATGATGATGGCATCGTCGCTGCCCTCGAAAATGACCTCGCCAACCGCGCGCGATTTGAGGCGGCGCGGCACCCCGGCACTATGAAGATGCAACAGATCGTCATCGCAGGTTTCGGGAAACAGCTGCTTTTCCAGCCATTGCAGATAGCCATACAGACCATGCGCCACACCGGCCTCGGCGGCGGACATGACCTTGGTCAGGCGCACGGCAAGCGATGCCTGGCTTGCCGAAAGGCGCGATGTCACGTCCTGATCAACACGCGCAAGAAGCTCCGGCAATGTGGGTCGTTTAAAAGCCATTTAACACTCCCTTACGCGGCATCCCGCCACACATAATCGTACTGCCGTTCAAGCACCTGCCGGTCGCCTTGACGGATACTCACCCGAAGCCCCAGCGTATCGCGCCGCACATGCCGTGCTTCGACCTCGACACTTTCAGCGATCTCGTCCTCGACCAGCCAGGCAAGTGCCTCCTCGGCATAGACCTTGGCGCGGCGCAGAACTTCCTCCTGCTCCTTTTCCCGAAACAGCAGCCAAAGACGCGACCCCAGCGGCCGGTCGTTATAGACATCGACCCAGTAACCGCGCCGATCATTGGTGCCATCGGGCAGCCGATCCTCCGGCTCCGCCCGCCGGTCGGTAAACAGCGACAGGATAACGGCCGTCTGCAGACCTTCCTCGGTGGCCAGATCGCCGTCCTCGATCGAGAGATCGAACTGCTTGATGCCGGCATTGTATTTGAGCGCGATATCCATCAATCCATCCTCTGGTTCGGTGTGCCCGTGCTGCCGCCGCTATCGCCCGGATGGCTGTGGCCGTTATAGGTATCGCGCATGCCCTGCATGGTGCCGGTGTGATCCCTGACATCCCCGTCTGCGTTGATATCCCCGGCGACATGCAGGTTGCCGTCCATATAGATGTCGGGACAGTTGATGAAGTGGACCGGCAGACCGGCCCCATCGACAACGATCCCCTCGCGGGTCAGCCAGACCTTCTGGCCAAGATCATCATTCATTGCCACTTCACCCGACCGTAAGCCTTTCAGGCGATGCCGGCGGTCATCAATGGCCAACGCGACCAGGTGTCCGCGCGATCCACTGACCGCGCCGACAATCGCCTCGGCTCCCGGATGCGGATGCGCGGTAAATCCATAATTCTGGAAACGCTCCATCCATGCCGGTTCACCACCCAGAAGCGCGATCTGCACTTCCTGCATTTTCGCACTGTCATTGATCAGCTTGATCACACCACGCGAAATCAGCAGACGGATACGCCGCCAGATCGGGCCGGTCAGTCGTTGCCAGACACGTCTCTGATCAGCCATCACCACCCCCATCCGGACGGCGTGCCGTTGCCGCTGTCTTCGGCTACCGGCACCGGTTCGAACGCTTCCTTCGGGGCCACGCGCAGCTCGGCCGTGCGGCCTTCGTTGTTTTCGATCAGCTGCACATCGCTGATCAGAAGCTCCTCATCTAGCCCGAGGAAGGCATCATGCACCGGCACCAGATCGCCCGGTCGCCAGACCCCCAACTCGTTGCGCCAGGACTTGACCGTGTAGGTCACACCGCGCCCGCGTGCCCAGCGCATCCGCGCCTCCAGTTCGGCCCGGGCCTTGCAATCGCCGCTATCGGCTGGCGTATCGCAAACGATCAGGGTCGTGCGGGGGCTGCGAATGCGCGGGTCGCGTGCCTGGGCCGCCGGGCTGGCGGCATCCTCGCCAAACCAGTTATCGTCGCCGGTGGTCTGGCCTTCCACGACATAGGTATTGAACCGGTCCCGGTCGCTGAATGCGCCGGACCCGCGCAGGATATTACCGCCAAGTTCAAGCGGTGTTTTGATCCGGCGCTGGACCGCATGCACGATCACGAGCCGCCCTTGGGCGTCGCTGACAATCCGGGCCCCGCGGATCTGTGCGGCACGCTCGATCGCCTCGGCAATCGGCTGGCCATCCTCGATCGTGAATTCGCGAAATGGCTTGGCGGCATTGACCGTATCAATGACATCGATGCCATAGGGTTCGGCCAGAATGCGCGCAATCTGCAGAAGAGTTTTGCCCGCAAAGCGCCGATCCTTGCCGCTGCAATCGACCAGGTCCCCGGCCTTGGACCGCCCGCTGGCGACGATGGTGTGGCTGGTCGCGTCATAATCGGGCAGCACCTCGTCGACATAGCCGGTCACAACCAGCTCATCGCCGATCGACACCGTGGCCGCAACACCCGGCGACACCGGTCGGATGTCCCCGCCATCCGACCACCGTTCGGTCAGCGTCAGATCAAAGCTGTCGGCAACCTGCTCCAGGCTCATGCGAACACGGACTTCCTGCCACCCCTGGTGGCGCTGGCTTCCGATCTGCAGGATGACGGGATCGGGATTATTCACCGAGCACCTCCAGTTCCATGCCGCCGCGTACCGCACCGGGATGCGCGATGTTGTTGCGCACCACAATCTCGTCGGCACGCCGGGCATCGCCATACAGACGATGGGCAACGATCACAGCCGGCAGGGTGCGAAGCGGGGTGTAGGCTGTCATGCCCGGCAAGGCGACCGCACGGCTGCGCATGTCTTCTGACACCGCTGATCGCAGATCGACCAGGGCAGAATACACCCCGTCATCGATGGTGTTGTCTGACGCCATCTGCGCATCGATCAGCGCGATCACGTCATTCCCGGCCGCAAGCGCATCCTGCCGGCTGACCCAGTCGGTGTCGGCCATCAGGCGCGCCCCGGCCAGAAGGGCAGCCCGCCCGTTCAGTTCGCGCGCCGCGATGGTGTTCTGTGCCCGTTGCAGGCGTTCTGGTGTGTCGGCCACCGGCGGCGTCACGCTGTCGCTGCCCGTGCCGGTGTCAAACAACAGGCGCGCCGCACGCACCGGCGTGCCGGGCGACAGCAATATCTGGCCGCTGCTGTCATCGTCATCATCGTCAAGGCCCAGCATACTCAGGATGCTGTTGCCGCTATAGAGATCGAGCGCATTGATCGGCCGCATGACAGCACCCAGCAGGCGGTTATATCCGCCGATCAGGATACCGGCCATGTTGATCGGTGCGCGGATCTGCGCGGCAATGTCGTCGGCGATCCCGCCAACCACCTCGTTGATGCCGCTGACAATCGCCGACAGGTCGCGTTCGACCGATACCAGCGACCAGCCCAGCAACCCCTCGACACTCCATTTCTCGGCAAAATCGCGGGTGGTTTCTTCCTCGACCACATCGGCGGTGCGACGTACTTCGCGCTGCGTATCGACGGTGGTCGCCGGATAGGATTCCTTGCCCGCCCCGGTAAAGGTGACCTGGAACGTACAGACCCCGCCATCGCGGGTGCTTTCGCGAAACCGCACATCGCTGGCCACGGCCATGAACGTCCCCAGATAGGGATGCACAAGCGTCTTTGCCCCTGGGGAGTCGAGCTCGGCCCGAAGCGCATCGCGTTCGATATCGTAATCGTCACCGGCAACAAAGAACTGCAACCGCCACTCGCCCGCCTTCAGCCCCATATCCTCGGAATAGGGCTGATTGCGGCGTGGATATTCATGGATCAGCCAGCGCCGGCCGCCGGTGGTGTCCGACTGCTCGACATGGAACTTTGCCCGGCCATAATACCCGGTCAGTTCAGAATCAATTCTGTCACGCCAGCTCATGTGCTAAGCTCCGGGTTGAAAACGTGAGGAGGACATTATGAAAACCACCGATAAGCTTATGCTCTGGGCTCTGGGAACCAGCGCAATTCTGACCGGTTTGATCTACTGGTGGATACCCGACATGCACTGGGGCGTTTACCTGGGCATTTGGTTTGTCATCTCGGCAGGCGGCTATCAGGCGCTGGTCAAACAGAAGGCTGAAGAGAACCAGGCCAATCAGGGTGACATGACAGGCAATACGTGACATCACGGCGCGACCCCCAGCATTCCGGACTCCACGCTGAAATCCATCGCCCCCCGGCGACGGGTTTCTGCCATTCTTGGCCGACCTTCCTGATCGATCACAATCCGCAATTCGCCACCGGTCTCGACCCGCATCGGGGCCGGTACCGCCGCCCGGTCGCCCGCCACGGCGGGGCCAGTCGGGCGTGGTGCCGCCATGCCCGACAATCCCATCTGGTCGCGCGCCCAGTCCGGCATCCAGTCCGAAAGCGCATTGACCTTTGCCGACAGCCAGCCGGTCAGTTCGGTCCATTTCTGCTCGATACCGGTCCACAATCCGGCAATCCATTGCGCACCAATCTCGCTCAGCGGTCGCGCACCAAACAGCTCGAATACCGCATCGATGCCCTTCATCAGCAACCCGGCGGGTGAAAACGCCAGAAGATCGCCAGCAATTTCGCCGATCCCCCGATCAAAGAACCGGCCGATCCCGGCCCACATTTCCCCGAACCATCCGGCAACACCGTCCCAGTTCCGATAGATCAGATAGGCCGCCCCGGCCAGTGCCGTGATACCGGTAATGATCCAGCCAATTGGCGTCGTCAGCAACGCGATGGATAGCGCACGGATACCGGCAATCGCTGCCGGTACCGCACGGGTGGCGAGACCGATCAGGCCGGTGCCCATTCGCGCACTCATAATGCTGACAACAACGGCAACGCGGGCAAACCGCATTAAGCTGCCTGCCAGACCGACAATGCCAGAAATGGCCGTTGGAACCATTCGGGCAGCAAACAGAACTAGATCTTTGCCAAACGTCAGCAACGCCCACGTGGATTGCACGATGGATAGAAGAAACTTGCCAGCCATGATCCCGGCGACAATGGAGATCAGATTGCCATATCCACCAACCCGATCAGCCGCCCAGGCAACAGCCGCCCCGACATTGCGCATGCCGCCCCAGATATCGCGGATACCATCGACGATATCGCGCGAGATGGCCTCGCGGTTGGCCCGGCCAAGCGCGCCCATATCACCGATCCATTCATTGATTGCCGGCAGAAGATTGCCAACCACCGTTGCCTGGATGCTGAACAGCACCGCCTGCAGGTCACCCATCTGGCGGGTATATTCACGCGAGTTTTCAAGCTCCTCGGGCGACAGGATGCTGCCGCGATCATGGGCGGCCCGCATCATCCGCTCGATTTCCTCGCGCGTGGCACCAAGCATCTCGACCATCTGCTCGGCCGCCTGGCCACCAAAGAGCTCATCCATGATCCGCTGCCGGGCGGCATCATTCTGGACCTGGCCGATCTTCTCGCGTACCAGGTCGAACAGGGATTCGGTGCGGCCCTCTGTCTTCCGCAACTCCTCAATCCCGATGCCCAGGCGCTTGAATGCCTCGGCCGCAGGGCCACCCGCCGTCATCACGAATTCATCGGCCCGCATCGACAGTTCTTTAAGACCGTCGACCAGGGCATCATTCTGAACGCCAAACTGCTTGCCGACATACTGCCATTCCTGCAGCCAGGTGGTACCGACACTCAGCCGCCGGGCAGAATTCTGAACCTCCATCCCCAGATTTGTGACACCCGACACCAGCCGCTCGACCCCCCAGACGGCACCGGCGGCAATCCCCCCCATCCACAGCAATCGCTCGCCCAGGCGTTTGCCGTTCTCGACGGCCGAACTGATGGCGGTACCGGCCCGGCGTGCGGATGCCGTCAACCGGTCCAGCCCGACCTGACGCGCAATGCCCGACAGGGATTGCTTGATGCGTCGAGCCGGGCCAGTGACCCGGTCGACGATCTCAAGGATGATGCTGGTGACCATGTTAGACATCGGTTTTTTTCATATCCTCGGCGAGGGAACGGGCCTGTTCGAACCACCATTCGAGATCGTCCAGATCCATCTCGAGAAGATCGGTGGGATTGAAACCCGGAAAGGCGACCGCGACGACGCGGATCAGCGCGGCCCAGTCTTGCGGGATTTGGGCAAAAAAGGCCGCATGGCCTCCAGACAAAGCACGATATCGCGACCGTCCATTTCTTCGACAGCGTGCGACGGGATGCCCGCGAGCTTGCCCAGCAAGGCATAGGATTTACCCATCTCGCCCTCGGCCTTATCCATCGCCTTGAGGTGCTTGCCCTTGACCTTTTTGGGCAGGGTCAGCGCCTCAAGCGTGCGGTCGCCATCGACTTTGCTGATGGTGAAGATCAGCGGCTCGGACAGTGTAATCTGCAGGCTGTCGCCGGTATCGGAAATGCGTTCAAGCTCTTCCGGAGTCAGGTCCACATCTTCATCAATAATAAAGACAGACATCGGTTAAACCCTTTCACAGGTGCGTGCGGCCATATTCAGGCGGACCTGACCTTCGCCGCTGTTGAGCTGCCCGCTTTCGGTAGTGAACGCACCGGTCAGCATGTAGTCCTGACCGTTGTCGCATTCGAACAGCACGGTGGCATCGCGGATACGACCGATTTCGATGATGTCGATATCCTCGGTATGCATGACGATTGCCTGAAGCGTCGGAGGGATCGGCTCCTCGACCCAGTAAACGCGACGGCCTGCCATCTTCGTCGTGCGATTGACACCACCCGGATCAAGCGTTGCACCGCGTTCGGTGGGGAATTCCTGACCATCGACCTTGATCGTGGCCACCCCGGTAATACGTCCGCTCATGGGTTTTTAAACTCCTGTTAAAAGGGGACTGACAGCCTCTTAGCGACGGAACTGGGTCTGCTGGGCGTGGACCCGGTACTGACCAATCAGCATCGGCTGGTCGATCACATTCAGACGGTCGGGATCATTCGGGTCGATGTTTGCCTGCACGGTCGCGGCATACCCTTCGTAGTCCCGAACCCAGCCGTAATTGCCCATCAGCTCCAGCCGATAGAGACTGAGCAATTCTGTGCGCGCCAGCTTCGGCGTCATGATCGGCTGGCTCGGATCGTAGAATTCCCGATCTTCATCGGCCGCCAGCTTGTGGCGCGGATACTTCCGGGCAAACAGGCTGATCTGTTCGAACCGGATGCGTTCCAGCGTTTCGGGCGTATTGATGTTCAGATAACTGTCATCGGCAACACCACTGGAATTTTCCTGATAGGTCGTGATCTGGCGTTCGATCTGCACACTGCCGTCACTGGCGACCGTATAGGTCGAGATACCATCATAAAGCAGCAAGTTGCGTTCCGGATCGGACCAGCGCACCCCTTCTGACGGAGGGATAATCTCCGGCAGGGTCAGCCGCTGCAGCGGCCGGGCCGGGTCGATGGCAAGGGCTGCGGCCGCAACGATCGTGTTGGTCGCTGCCCAAATCCATGTCGGGCTCGGGGAAAGATTGGTTCCCATGATTGTCAGGTGCGGCGAGTTGCGGCCATTCCCGACCGTCGCGGTCGCGCTGTGCGTCCCGCGATAGGCCGCAAAGGCGCGGCCACCAATCTGGCGCATCGGGCCATAACGGTCGGCCAGCTCATCCTCGATCGCTTCCAGGCTGACGGTGTCGGTATAGGGCATGCAAACCCAGTTCCACCATTCACTTCCCATCCCGGCGATGACCGGGTCCATGTCCGGATTGACAGCCCCGCCGGTCGGCTGGGTATAGGTCAGCTGCAGGCCCATCGGATACTGTTCGCCCTTCACGCTGTCGCGCAGGTCGATATCGTTGCCGGTTTCCCCGCCCCAGCGGCAGGGCAGGTTGACCTTGCTGGTGGTGACATCATCAATCACGGCCGTGACCGGTAGCCGGTCATCGGCATTAACCGCGTCGACAATCGACTGGGCAACAGCGTCGGGATCATCCCCGGCCGTCATTTCAACCCAGATACGATAGCCCGCAACATAAAGGGCAAGCGGCCGGGTTTCGGTCGGGCCTTCGGTGACCTCGATGTCACCCTCCGCCTCGACGGCCGTGGCGGCATCGTCAAGGCCAATCGCCCAGGTCTCGGTAAACAGGTCGACTTCCTTGATCGCGCGCATCATCTCGGCCAGCATCGAGCCCCGACCGAACAGCTGATCGGCCTGCTCTTTGCGGGTGATACGAACCGGGTTGCCGGAATACGGAATCCCGCTGGCCAGCTTCTGGCCAATCACCAGAACCTTGCCCATGAAAACCGCATTGCCTGCCAGCCGGCTATCGAACTCGATATACCAGCCCGGCAGGCGCAGGGCGGCAGGAATGTCATTAAATACAGTTGCACTGATCGCCATCAGTCAGCCTCCTTCAGCTTGGTCGCAGCGCTTTTGCTTACGGCCTTTGTCTTCGCCGGCGGCTTTGCCTCGACGATCGATCCTTCGAGTTTGCGGCGCGCCCAGTGACCGCTCCAGTCGACCCAGATCCCGTCATCGGGGATCGGTTTTCCGTTCTGCGGCTGGCGCACCACCAGCCCCTCGCGGGCCGGTTTGATATATCGCTTGGTCACGGTCAGCTCTCCTCGTTGGCCGTTGGAAGTTCGACAAGGGTCTCGGTCGGTGGGCCATCGCCGACCATGTGTGTAGCGCTGTAGATGGCAAAGTCGGCCAGATCGGCAGCATCGCGCGGCGCGGGAAACGCCATCTCAAGCCCAAACGCCATCTCGTAAACCGCAACCCCCTTGCGCTGGGCGCTGGCCGGGGTCAGGACCCGAAGCCCACCGAAATGAAGCGTCCCCAGATCGCCGGCTGAACGCTGGTCAAGGCTCGGCACCACGCGTTCGATAATCTCGTAGGCACCAATCTGGCGGGTGTTGCCGCGCTGGCGTTCACGTCCGCCGCTGGCGTGCGAGGTAACGGCATAGACCAGGAACTGGCCATTCAGCCGACCGCGCCCCTTGCCCGGTGCGCCACCATCGAAATACACCCAGACGCCCGGCATCTTGCGAAAGGCCAGAACCAGCGCATCCTGGTCCCACGGCCCGGGCAGGGTTTCGACGGTCTGAACCGTCTCGCCCAGGGCATCCCTGACGGCATTAACGATCGCGTCTTCGGCTTCTGCGATCATCAGTACCCCCGCATCGTATCGTCATCGAACACACGTGCCCGACCGGGCGAGACCATCGGCTCGGCACTTGCCGGTGGCGGTGCCGCCAGCGGCAGATTGATCTCGCCGCGTGAAATCTGCTTCAGGGTGGAGATCGCATCCTCATAGCGCTGGCGCGCCTGATCGGTGGTCACCCCTTTCTGAAGCCGGTAGCGCGCAATGTCCGTACAAAGAAGCGACAGAACGCGCGGCGTATCGGTTACCGGCAACCGGTATCGTGCAGCCAGATAACCGTCGATCTCGGCAGTCGCATCGGCAAGTGCGCGCTCGGCCACATCGACAACCACCTCGCCGGTATGTTCCAGATCGGTCAGTTCGACGACTTCGGTCTCCCCGAAACGTTCGATCATGTCGGCGATGCTGGCATACATGGCTTAGTCCTTTGCCGCCGGTGCGGGTTTGGTGGCGGGTTTTTTCTTTGGGCTGGCCTTGCGCGCGGGGGCTTTTTTCGGCGTGGCTTTGGTCTGGTTTTCCCCTGATGCCTCGGTCGTATCAGGTGCGCCCGACGTGTCATTGCTGCCACCATCCCCTGTGGGTTGCGTTCCATCAGAAGACGTGTTGTTGCCATCACCATCCCCGGTCGACGCGCTCCCGTCAGAAGACGCACCATTACCGTCACCATCCTGCGGCGGCTGGGTATCTTTCGAAGACGTGTCACCGGCACGAATGACCCCGGCGCGAACAAGGCGTTCGATTTCCTGGGCGTCTTTCTCCACGTCCAGTGCCACCTCGGCAGGCGGACGGTGCGTTTTCCCGTTATGGCGCAACGGTTCGATAACCTGGAATTTCATGACAACCTCGTTGGGAAGAACGGCCCGCTTGCGCGGGCCGAGTTGATTAACCTGCGGCGGCGACGGCCTGGATCAGGAAGCCGCTTTCGATCCCCGACAGAACCGGCGTGCGGTCATAGGTGACCGGATAGATCCAGCTCTTGGCATTGCGATCGTTGTAGGCTTCCTCGACGATCGGATGCCCTTCGAGGGTATAGGTGTAACCAAACGAGGGTTCCTCGTTCGAGCTGATCTGCTCTGGGACATAGGCCAGCACGGCCGCATTACCCCAGGCATCGATCATCTCGTCCGAGCCTTCGTTCATGTATACGGAGTCCCCGACAACCACCCGGCGCAGGTTGAACAGGCGGGCCAGCATATCGGTCGTGATCGAGTCCGAGCTGGTGTACTTGAACTTCTCAAGGATCTTCGGGTTCTCGGCCAGACCATTGAAACCGGCAGCAGAAACCAACATCGTGTTCGGGCGCAGGCCAACCACCCCACGAACAGCTTCGCGATATTCGCGGATCTGTTTGGCGGGATCGGCATCGGCATGGTCCCACTGGTCGGTACCGGCCAATGTGACCTTGTTGTTCGCACCGTAATTTGCCGCATTGGTCGCAAGTGCTGCCTGCTCGATCTCAAGCGACAGCGACATGATGTTCATGACCTGGTTGGTCGCACGCGTGCCCATGTCGATACCCGGCACCTGATTGGCATCCTGCATATGTTCCCAGGCAACCTGGCCCTCAAGCGCATCCTGCGCCAGGGCAAACGGTTTGCCCGCGTATCCGAACTGCACGCGCTTGGTATTGGCACCCGGCGCACGGCGGGTTTTATAACGTTTGAAGCTTTCGCGGCCGAACTCGATGATCTGGCCGCCACGCTGCTGAACCCCGACGCGCGGAAACAGACTGAAACCGACGCGATCGGGATGAACATATCCCTGCGCCACATTCGACAAGATCGGGTCGATCACCCGGACCTGCTGGTTATTCATAACCATAACTTGGTATCTCCTTAAGGACGGAATGGGATGCCGGTCTAGTGGACCAGCAGAACCTCGATGAACTCGCCAGCACCGGTTGCGTCGTCGAGCGCAACGGCGGCGACAATCTCGCCACCCACTTCGGGATTGACGATTGCCAGGCCCGACGCGTCGGACACCACATCGTCGCCGGCATCGATCGCACCGGCGGTTTCGACAACCGTGGTCCCGATGACATCAACAGCCAGATCCTGACCATCGGTTGCGGCAAAGGTCGAAACGCCCAGCGCCTTGCCGCCGGAGGCCGCAACCTGGGCACCGTCAAAACCGACGAACCGGTGGGCACTGACCGCCCCGGATGCCGTGACGGTGTGGGTAAGAAGGGAAGTTTTCTGGTTCACGACGCACCTCCGCGCTGAACGGCATGTACGGCCGTCACATAGTCACAACTGTTGCGCTCCTGGTAAGCCAGCGCCTGTTCGTGCAAACGCGCCTTGTCAGGGTTGACTGCATATCCCTGCGGAGCTTTGAAATGGCCGGCACCGTCGTCTTCAAGGTTGCCCTTGGAACGTTCGGAATAATCCACGGCCTGCGGCAGTTCCTTGAGGAAGCCCTCGATAAAGGCGCGACCGGTGGTTTTCACCTTGCCGTCGCCTTCGCCAAATTCCAGGGCACCTTCGGCGTCCTGGCTGGCCATGAAGGCAACCAGACCGTCACGATGTTTGGGCAGAACGCGCCCTTCAGACACCAGCTGATCGACCAGCCGCGCGCTGTCTTCGGCCTGCAGGCGACGGGTGCGCTCGGCAAACGCCGCCTCCTGTTCCTTGATACGGTCTTCGCGTTCCTTGATCTCCTGGCGCGACCGCTCCAGTTCCTGTTTGTCCACGTCAGCTACCTCCTCGGTGGGTGTGGTTTTGGGATTGTCGCCCGAAGCGGGCTCGCTAAAGGAATGGGGTTTGGTCTCTTCGATATTGTCGATTTCCCAGTTCGGCAAAATCCGGTCGGCAGCTTCCTGACCCTTTTCGCCAATCAGATGTTCGCGCAGACCGCGAAACAGACGCTGCAAAATCCCGACCCGCAGCTCGCCGAATTCCAGTTCGATGACATCACTCTCGCCATCGGCAAATTCGATCTGTTTGAGGCCCTTGATCGCGGGCGGCTGGGCACCGAGAAAACCGACATGGCGCAGATAATAGACACCCGGAACGGGATTGGCCGGGCTGTCCGGGCGATAGAAGCTGGCGGAAACTTTCTTGAACCGGCCAGACTGAACCATTTCGGAAAACTGCGGATCAACCTGATCGGGCTCCGCTTCCAGCGTTTCGCCGTAGCTCAGCGACTTGACCCAGCCATAGGCAGGGCCGTCATGCTTCGGATGACCGACAACGATCGGGGCCTCGTGAACCGCCGGATCGTAGGCCGCTGCCGATGCACGCAGATGCGCCTCGGTGAAACCGATGGTCTCGCCGGACATCGCAGTGTGACTGCCGTGGCGGAAAATTTCGATACGCTGCATTGAGGTCTCCCGTGTTCGTGGAGACCAGTATCGCCAGACATAAACCCCGCCATAAGGTGCAGGGCTTCACCCGGGATTTCCGGTATTGATCAATTTATGAAAGGGAGGATTGCGCACGGTGGCGGCGCATTCCAATCAAACCATTTGCCGCCGAAACTGGCAAGTTCTTTGAGAGGCGATTTTAAGGCCACTGAGAAGCGGTTTGGTTTCATGGCACCGGCTGATGCACAAAACCCCACGAAACACCTCTTATGGGCTCTTAAAATCTCTTACGGGCCCAACGCGGGATCATCTGCCCTTGCGCATGGCATGCCGGGCTAGGATCGCATCGATGGCCTGTTTGTCATCATCGGACAAACCAAGATATGCACGCGCCGGAATTGTCACCTGTTTGACCAGGGCAAATTCACCACCGGGTTTCCCGATCGCCAGCGCCGATCCGTTCTTCGGTTTGATGACGCCACCCAGCTGATGGATGGCCCCATAGATTTTGTTCGTGCCCTGCTCAAGCGTGTCATTGCCCGCAGTGTAGTGGATCGATCCACGCAGACCGGAACCGGAACTCTCGGTAAGGATCTGATCGGTACGCTTGTTGGCCTTCGTAAAGGCCGTAAGCGGCGTCCAGGCATTCCCCTCCGGGTCGGTCTCTGTGCGGAACCGTTCCTCGACCGATCCCTGCAGATGCTCGCCGATCTCAAGCAAGGCCGGGCGCAGGCTGCCCATGTTGCGAATAATCTGATCGAACATCTCGTCTGTGACGCGATCACGAATATCTGTCTTGAGCTCGATACCGGCCATGACCTATTCCAGTTTCCCCGGATCTTCGCGCAGGCGCGCGGCAATCTCTGACATCATTGCGTTGCCCAGTGCATCGGGCAGGGCCGCGCGTTTCCTTTCGACCGTCGCGCGTGTGCGATCGGCAACACTGCGGCCCGGCGGATAATTGAAACCGGGATCAACCCCCTCGGGCACATCTTCCTGACGGGCACCGGTGGTATCTTCCCAGGGCTGTCGCGTGATCTCTGGCGACGGGTCCGGCTGATCTTTACCAAGTCGCTTCAGATCGTCCGGCCCGACTGCCACAACCTTGCAGTTGCAGCCCCAGCCATTGGGCGGGTAATGCTCATCCCACCACGGATCGTTGGCGGGCAGGACCATGCCGTCCCAGGCAAGATGTTCGGGGCGAGGATCGGCACTGCCGCCATGCAGATATCGCCAGTAGGGGCGAACGCGCAACAGATCCGGATCGGTCAACTGGGCATGTCGCCCGGCGGCATAGGCGGTGCGCAGATTGGTTTCATAAATCACACGCGTGCGCCAACCGCGCGCCCCACGATAATCCCAGCCGGTGCGCGCGACGGTCTCGTCGAACCGTTTGCGGAACTGTTCAAGGGTGGTGCCCTGGCTGATCGCCTCATCAATCGCGGCACGCAGATCGTTCAGAAGATCGGCCTTGGCCGCACCGGCAACCATGAACGCGCTGTCATGGGATTGTTTCCAGACATCGGTCCAGCGGGCAGACGGCAGATTGACCTTGTTGCGAAAGAAGGCAATCGCCTCGTTAAACGGCAGATCGCGATACTCGACAGCCATCACGCCCCCTCGCTGACATCCGCACGCCCGGCAAGCTCGGCCGTCGCGATCGCTTTCTGCAACACCTTGGCCAACTGATCGCTCGGCATATCCTCATACAGATCAAGAATACCGTCGCGGATCTGCTCAAGGCTGTCGGCTGTTTCGACCAGGCGACGCACCGGTTCCATCAGGGCGTCCCATCCTGGTACGGCTTCCTCTTCCAGGCGGTCTGACATCCGCTTTCCGCGCTGGCGGGCACTATCATCCGCCTCGGCAAACCCGAATTGTGAAGCTGTCGACGACGGACGATTATCAACCTCCCATCCCTCGCCATAATGATCTTCGATATATTTCAGGGTTGGACGATACCCCATCATGGTGACCCGTGCATCGCGTTCTGCCCGCAGATTAAGATCCTCGGGCTGTTCCATATTCCGCCAGACACGTGGCGGCTTCGCACCGGGATAGTTCCATTCCGTGAGCCAGCGCACGACGGTCTGGTTGAAGCTCTCGCACACGACGTCGGCATCGGCCTTGACGATATCGTCGCGCACATCGCCGGCCATGTCCTCGCCGCCAAGGCGGCCTGCGGTACTTTCACTGGACCCGGTATGGCCAAGCACCACCTTGGCGATGGCGCGATCCATCCGATCATACAATTCGGTATAGTCGGCCGTGCCGGATCGGGCCGCCTCGATCAGTTCGATCTGCATGCCTTCGGGCACAATGATACCGGAATCGCTATGCACCGCCTGGAGCGCCTGAAGCAACCGCTGCTTCTGCTGTTCGGTGCTGGACTGCGGGAACGTTCCCTTTGCCGTCGGCTGTCCGAACTTGTCGAGGAACACCAGCCAAAGCCGTAATCCATTGCGCTTGAAGAATACCGGCCAGTACAGCCAATGGCCAAGGCCCTGTCCATAGGGTTCGTCGTCATGGTCCGCCCCCGTGGCAAAGGTCCAGAATTTGCGATCGGGCAGCAACTCGCCATCCGGATGGCTGGCCGTTAGCAATCGCAACCGGCCCGCACCATCGAACCGGAACCGGCGGCGGTTTCTGACCTTGATGGCATCAAGTGTGACATGACGACCATCACGCCCCCAGAGACATTCGGCAACCGCATATCCATAGAACACGCCAAACAGCATGCCGGTGGTAATCTTGTCGAACCGGATCGCCGAAAGCTGTTCGCGGATGAAATCGGCCGCAGCCTGGTCGAGGGCACTTTCGCCGCCCGCAATCACTTCCCATTCTGCAGACGTGACGGCCAGCTGTCGTTGCTGCCATGTGGCCTTGACCTGGTCATCACGCAGGAGTTCCTCATACAGGCGCAGGTCGCCGCCGCCGCGCGAACGAAGTACCGTATCGGTCGGCTGCAAAAGCTGCAGGGGCGAAACGAACCCCCGGGTAATATCGCGGCCATCTATTGTCGTGGCTACCTCACCGGTAACCGGTTTTTCTTCGGCCATTAAAATCCTCCTGTGTCGACGCCGCCGGCCACGGTGCCCCAGCCGGTATCCGTGGTACGGGTCGTTTCATAGCCGCTGCGCTTGACGCCGGTACTCATGAAATCGATAGGGCCTCCTGCCGGGTTGCTGGCGGCAAAGTTCATCAACGCCCCGGCAATCGCGCCGTCGCCGTGGCGCATCAGGTCGGCGTCCTTCAGATCCTTGCGCTCGATGCGCGGGACCATCGGGACACCATCGATATATTCGACAGCCCGATGATCATCCTCAAGCGAGGCGTCGCGCGGCAGTGTCAGGAACCCGTCCTCAAACAGGCTGATATATTTGGACATCCATTCGCCGTACCAGGTACGCGACAGTGTAACCTCGTGGACCGGGCCGCCATGGTAGTTGCCCGTTTCGGTGTTCTTCTCCGCCCGACCGTACCGGTCGCCGGTATATTCCATCAATGTCTGGCCGGGGCCGGTGGCGTCGCCTGCAAACGTCCAACGCGAAAGGCGGTCGAGCAGATACCACAAAACCTGCTCCTGCTGGCGTGTTGGCGCGTTGGCCATCTCGATCAGGAATGGAACATCACGCCCCAGTTGCTGGGTAATCCGGGCTGGCTTGATAACCGAAAAATGCCGGTGACGGGCGAAGTCCATACCGATGGCCCATCGGCCGTCAAAGCCTTCCATGGCGGCATCGATCTGCGGTGCCAGATGCACCGCCATCCATTTAGCGCACCACTCTTCACGATCACGCTCGCTGCGGCGGGGGAAATCGTCATCGAACACCAGGCGCAAAACAGGCCGCACTTCCGGCATGGCCCGCTCGATCCAGACGGACGGGATCGCAGTACCATTGCCATCGCGCGGGATAACATCAAGCTCCTCGCGCATGGCGGCCCGGCGCGGACCATATGCTGACCGGATCGCCTCATACCAGTTCCGCTTGCCCTCAAGCGTAACCTCGCGGTCGGTCATGAAGCACACGCGCTCATACAGACCATTGGCCACGGCATCGTCAAACGTGATCCGGATGACACCGGCACGTTTGCCATACCGCCCCGAACGCACGTCGTTGACCAGTTCGTTAAAGGCGTTCTTCTTGCCACGATGAGTTGACCACACGCGGATGCGTCCGCCCCAGATCAAGAGGGCCGTTGCCGATTCCAGAACGTGACGGACATTCTTGTGCAGTGCCGCCTCATCGATATTCACAACCCCCTGAAGGCCGTGAATGTTTTCCGGGCGCGATGACAATGCCGTGATCCTGTATCCACTGGCGAAGCGAACCCTGAATGCCTGGATTTCACGGCTCCCTCCATCGGGCAGCTGGTCGTGAAAGATATGCTGTTCGATCCGGGAAACCTGACCACGTGCCACGATCTGGGCAAACTTCCCAACATAGCCGATAAACTCCAACCCTTTCTCGCGGGTGTCGGCCATGTACCACACATTATCACCGCCGGCATTCTTGGCGGTCGCGGCCAGAATGGTGTCGGCCAGTGCCTGGGCAAATGTGATCCCGGTTCGCCGGCCTTTCTCGCAAACGGCAATATCAAGATCCTGCTGCATGGCGATCCATTCGGATTGATGTGCCATCAGCACCCCTTCAGCAAGGGGATTGAAATCTGCGGGAATGTCGCGCACGCTCTCGGGCAGTTCGTCCCAATCGATAATCCGCTGGGTGTCGGAAAGCGGTGCCAGTGCTGCGTTTGTCATGACATCACATTCCCATCAGAACCTGTTCGCGCCAGAACTTCGCGTCCTCGGCGGTCAGCCCTTTCGACAGGGCCGCATCCTCGACGCGCTGTGCGGCCTCCTCCAGCGCTTCCTTGCGAACTTCGCGCGCCCATTTTTTCTGGCCAAGCGACACCCGACCGATATCGGCAAGCGCACGGGTCACCTTTGACAGATGCTTGGCGGCTTCCTCGGGTTCGGTTTCTGCGGTGCGCATGGCAATGGAAATCCGCAAAAGCTGATCCTGCACGATGCGTGCGGTTGCATCGATCAGCACACCGGACTCGTCTTCCTGCTCCGCCGTCATGGCGCGCGCCAGTTCGGTGGTCTTGCGCACGTCCCCCATGGCCAACTCGAACTCTTCCTGCAGATCCTGCCCGTAGCGCTGAACCGAAGAGCGCGACACTTTAAAGCCGCGCTCTTCCAGCCATGTGGCCATCTGCTCGTAACCCTGAAAACCGCTACTGACCAGGCGACTGTTCAGCTCATCGCGAAGCTCCGCCGGCAGGTCATACACCTTTGATCGACGTGGCATGATCACACCCCCGGACGCGGGCGCGCCACACCGGGAACCTGCGCACGCCCGGCGGCAACATCGCCACCACGTGATGTCAGGGTCGCGATCCAGCCGGCGCGCGGATGCTGGATGATGACCAGTTCCTGTTCTTCAAGCCATGCCAGATCCCCGTGCAGCCGGTCGCGGCTGACATTGTGGGCATAGGCTCCTGACAGTTCGTCATTCAGGCTGTACTCGTTGGTGGTATATTCATTGCGGCGCGACAGGATGCGCAAGATCGCAAGGCGACGCCCCTCGGTCTCGAAATCGTGAAAGCTCATTTCCCACCTCTTTCCTGCAACAGATATTCATGCAACCGGTTCAGCAGTGCCGTGGTGCCAACCAGTTCGGCGGAGACCTTTGCAAGGGTCCGGTTATTCTCCGCAAGGTCCGCGCGCAACCTTTCGATATCGTCATAGTCCGGCTGGTTCTGCAGTGTTTGCTCAAGACGGCGGACATCGCGGTCCAGCTGATCGACACGGGTATCGACATTATCGATCGCCTTCGTGGTGGCACGCGACCGGCTGGTCCACCACACATAGATGGCAACCAGTGCGGTGATCAGGGTCTGCAGCACGTCCCACATCAGGCGTGCGCCATCAAAATTCATTCCCTCCATCAGGCTCCGTTCCCCTGTCTTTCATATTCGCCCTGGCATTCGATACACCGGATCGCGCCCGGCGAAGCCTTCAGCCGCGCCTCGGGGATCGATCGGTCACACTCGATGCAGATGCCGTCTCCCCGGACGGACTGACTGGCGATCTTCTTGCGGCGTGCTATTGCCGCCTCGCGTTCCCGTTCAGCGAACAGTGCCGCCGTCTCGTACTGCCGCTCGCTCCACACAGCTCTCGCTCCATTCACGCACGGCATCAAGCCGCGTCCAGCCCCGGCTGCCCCACCGGTGCAACCCTTCGATATACAGCGCAACATCGCGCTGGGTGTATTCGCCGACCGGTCGATCCGGTTCCTTTTCCCGCTCGGTCTGGACCTCCGGAACCGCACAGAATACCGGCGTTGCCAAAGGTTCCGGACGTGGCAGCGGTGCCGGCGCAGCACAGGCACACAGCAAGACAGAAGCGATCAGAACCACTGCGATCCTCACGGCAACCCCTCCAGTACCTGGCGAAGGACCGGCGCGACCGGACCATCATCGGCGGCCGGGGCCAATGCGATCCTGCGCTGCAGTTCCTGATAGGCATCATCCTTTTGCGCCAGGCGGGCCTTCAGCTTTGCATTGGCCGCGCGCGCCGCCGCCATGTCCTGATGAATATTATCAAGCGCCTGCTGGCGCGCCTCGGCGGCCGCCATCCACAGATCGCGGTTGGCCTCGGTCGTGGCGGTGATGTTTTCCTGCTCGGCCAGCTTCGCCTCCAGGCGCGCCACGGTGGCACTGTGCCAAAGCCAGCCACCGATCACGACGACGGCGGCGATCAGAACCATACCGACGCCACCGCCAAGCCATCGCGACAGGAAGCCCCCGATCATTCCGAACATGGATCGCCTCCCGGCCATCCGGCATCGATATAGATCGGAACAAGTTCAAGCAGAATACGGCGGGGATAATGGCGGTTTTCACGCATTGCCCAGGATGCGCGATTGCTGAAATGTTCGACATTTCCCCACCACACATCGGCATCGGCACCGGCATTTTGCGCCAGACGCCGGTCGCGACTGACCCATCCCGGCCCACCATTATAACCGCTCAGCGTGAATGCCCACGCGTCACAGGCCGCAAGGACGGGACTGCGCCAGGGGGTCAATCGATCAAGAATATGACGGTCGTAACGCACCATCGCGCGGATCGCCCAGACCGGGGAATAGGGTGCTGCCGCCCCCAGGTCGGGATAGATTTCGGCAATCCAGTCGGCTGTGGTCGGCATGAATTGCGCCAGTCCCTGCGCCCCGACCGGGCTATCAACATGGGCGCGCCAGCCGCTTTCCTGATGGATCTGCGCGGCATGCACGGCCACCGATCCATCCAGTCCCCATTCCTGTTGCACGACACGCGTCAACTCGCGGCGATACTGGTCGGCTGTTGCCGGAACCTCGGCCGCAAAGCCATCGCGGGCGAAGCCGCAAAACGTGATCAGGGCAAAGAGAATGACAGCAAGCGCACGCACATCACACCCCCAGACCAAGTGCCAGAATGGCAGATGCAATAATCAGGGCGCGTCGCAACTGGTAGCATACGGCCCGGATGGTGGTGGCCATGCAGGCATTGCAATCATGGGGCACATCCCCCGGGCGACCGTAATAGAAAATCGACCGGTCGATCCAGTAGCCCAGATATGCGCCAAAGCTCAGCTTGGTCAGCGACCAGAGCAGAACGCCCAGCTGATGGGGATACAGCCACCCGACGATCAGCACCATCACAAGGGACAGCACCAGCCACGGGCCTGCGCGAAGTTTATCGAGGATCTGTTTTGTGTTCATGGCCCGAAGGTACGGGGCCACACCATTGGCGACGAGGTGAAGGACTTCACCCCGGGACGGTAAATGCAACAATGAATACGATGGGAAGGCGCGCAGATTAGCGCGGATATGATCGCGCGTCTAGAACAGGGATTGCTGCCTGTCATCGGCGACGGCATCAGACGCCGCCAGCACGGCATAAACCTGACGCTCTGTCAGGCGATAACGTAGGGCAAGCACGGCGATGCCATGTCCCTCGCTACGTTCCCGGCAAATGCGGGCATTGCGCACAGCGCGCAACGCGGCAAGGCAGCGCGGGATCAGGATTGTCTCGCCACCATAATGCTCGGCAAGAAGCTCGGCCTCTTCGCGGCCAAGGGTCGAAATCAGCAGATGATCATCCGGAATCTGCCGGGGCACATAAATGCGCACACCGCCCCAGGCATCGACCAGACGCAAGGCCGCATCGATGCCGACGATCTCGGAAATCTCTGCAGCCGTTTGCGGCAACTGGTCGATATCGACATCCATCACATATCTCCGGGCATCGTGGTTTGGGCTTCGCTCAGCTTGACGACAAGCGCCCGCAGGGTCGGCCGGTGGCGGGTCCAGTTCCGCCGCAGTTTATTCTGCGCCTCAAGATCGCCCCTGGTCTGGCCCGACTGCGACAGCAACCGGTCGACACTTTCCAGCAACCCGCGCTTTTCCTGTTCGACATGCAGGGCGGCAATCACACCGGCCAGATCGTCGCGATCGCGGACCCATGCCAGACGCTCGATACCGGTCTGCTGTTTGGCGATTGCATCGGCATAGGCCCAGGGCAATCCCATATCGGCAAGCTGTGCCCCGATCTTCTGCAGCATTTCGTCGCGATCGATATTGTGCGGGGTGCCGGGATGTTCGGCCACGCGCTTGCGCGGGCGGCGCGACCAGCCGCTTTTGCGCAGATGATCAAGCACCTGCTGACGCCCGGCCGCATCCAGACCGGCAGCGGAATCCACCCCGGCAACATTCATGAGCATCAGCCGATAGGCATCATCATCAAGCCCGAGATCGCGTTTTGCGGCATGGATCGCGGCAAGCTGTTTTGTGCGCTGGTTTTTGGTTGATGTCATGCCCCCCTCACTTTCAGCAGGCTGAAATCAATATCCGGTGTGAAGAAGCCGAGCATTCCCTTGCATGACATAAATTCGAGCTGTTTGACGTTGGCCAGCATGAAGCCGTAAGGGCCGTGGAACCAATCACTGTCGAGCTCGGTTACACAGGCTTCGATCGTCGCCATCCCGACGATCCCGCCAAACTGACATTCCGGATGTTCGTCGATGAATTCACGACGTTCCGCCACTGTCCCATCAAACGTGGCACTGGCATGGATCAGGACCGGCCCGCGAAAGCGGGTTGACCAGGTTCGATTTTCCACTCGCTTTCCATGGCAAATAATGTGATGCGCCCAAGGTTGGCGAATGCTCAAGGCACGTGTCGGGAATTGAACGGTCACTTCGTGTTCCTCCGCAGGTAAAATCCACGTCCCCAGGCGGTGACAATCTCCTCGGAAGCACCGACCTGTTTCAGGCTCCGGCGAAGGCGATGAACCAGTTCCCGGATCTGGTCGGCCCAAAAATCGGGCATCAGATCCGGGTTTGGCCAAAGCGCTTCCATCACGTCGTCTTTGGTAGCCATCCGGCGACCCGTTACTGCAATCAACAGAACAGCTTCATGAGGCCGTATCGGAATCACATCATTCGGTCCGGCCAATATCCAGCCTTGCACGTGAAAAAGGCGGGTACTGTCAAACGTGCGTTTCTTCAGTTCTTCGATCTTGCTGGCTCGCTCTTTGAGTTTCGGCCCGCGTCCGGGACGGACAAAGATCGACCCAACCGGCTTTCGGCTATAAGGCGCGATATGGTTCATGCTGCCTCTCCGAACTTGTCAACCTGGTTGCCCCACGCGGTCCAGCCTTTGCGGCGCTGGCGCGCAAACAGTTCGATGTAAGGGCCGTCAAACATCGTCTCGATCCGGTCGTACTGTTCATCTGGCTTGCGCGAATGCCCGCGTGCCCGTGCGCGGATCTCGTCATCGGGCCACCATTCCATCCAGTCGCGAACCGACCGCACGCCTTCCGGCACCCGGCCCATGCCAAACAGATCGTCGGGTAATTCGGCTTTAAGAGACGGGTTTCCGCGTGTGCAGAGCAGGCAGGGCTCAAGGTTCTTGCGCGAACCATAGCCGGGGCCATAGGCGTACTTTCCCGTTTCGGGATTGAACTTCCGCCACTCCCAGGCAAGGCCGCTATATTTCAAACCCTGCGCCTCGATGACCGCAGCCCAGTGCGGCATAAGCGGCCATGTGACCCACATGAAAACAACGCAGTCCTTTGCGAACAGCCGCGATGCCGGGAACGCCTTGATCTCCTCGATCGACATGCAATCGTAATGCGCCGTGGCGTTTTTCTCTTCGCCACGTTCCGACCAGTTTTCGAACTTCCACGGGAAATCGATCAAGGCGACGGGATACCCGCCCACCGGGCGCATATCGGCAAAGGTTCTGGCGATGTCCTTACTCACTATCCTGGTCTCCATCTTCGGCCACTGGGGCCTTGCCGCTGCCGCCGCAAAGGGTGCAGGTCCAGATCCACAAAAGCCCGTCACCCTCGCAGGCCGGGCAGGTTTCGGTTTCCGTCACGGGCGTCTCCATGTTGCCCCCTCAAGTGCCATGCGGCTGATGGCGGCCACCAGCGACTGCCAGTTCCCACCGGCCTTCAGATAAGCCCGGATCAAGGCTTCAGGGTCGGTCGGCACATCAACAGTGCCGTCGGCCCTCAAGGCTTGATTGGCTTCATGAATGGCGACGCGCAGATGTTCACGGGCCTTCAGGCGACCGCGACCGCGCACAAACCCCGCCGCGACGATCGCCAGATTGGCGAGCACCTTTCGGCTGTCAGGGGTCTGTACGCGAGGCGAGGTCATTGTTTGCAATCACCTTGTTTTCGTTTGCTCTGTCCCGCCACTCAGCGGGTATTGGTGCGGGCCGGGCGCTAACCGGCGTGCTACATACGACGGAGTTGAACCGCCTTACTTCCCCGCTCGGGGCTGCAGAACCACAACTGCGCAGCTTTTTCCTCTTGGCCTTCGAGAGCGTGTCTCTGAGGCGATGCACCGCCCCTGGCTTCCACGCCGCCGCACCAATCAGCAGACCGTGATCTGCTCGTTGCTGAGGCGGTAACCGGGGCCGAACCAAACAGGGTTGCAACAGGTTCGGGCGGCCCCGGCTGGCTTCCTAGGCACCACGCACTTTCCAGCGTGGTGCCATCAGAAATCTTTTGAACTGATCAATCGCCTGGCGTTCACCGACATGATCCTCGGCCGGAATGCCGGGCACACGACGGTTGCTGCCGATGCGTTTGCGCAGGATTGCCTCCGGCCCGCTCATGAGCATGATCGCGTCTGCAGGCAGATCGGCTGCGACATGAATATCGCCGCTGCTGTAGCAATAGGCGTACATCAGGCTGCTCCCTGCTTTGGCCGCTGATTGATGGCGCGCTCGGCAAACAGATCATCAACACGGCGCGGCCGGGCTGTCGGGCCACGATCAATGGCGATGCCCTGTTGGGAGGCCACAGTCATCGCACCCTTGGCGTGCCGTGCGATCACATAGACCAGACCGCCATTTGCAAGCGTCACGGAAAACACCGCGTCGGGTTTGCGCTTACTCATCGCCCGCATCCTCCGGCTCGGCAAAGATATCGGTCGGCAGGATCAGCTGGACGAACGGGTCTGATCGACCCAGCACGCCATCGATATGTTCGCCGGTGATTTTCTTCGCCGAAAACGCGCGCCCTTCGTATTGTTCCGGCAGGCGCGAGAGCGTGATCTGTGCTGCCTTGCTGCGTTTGGGCATTATAAGCGGCCAGCCCTTGGAAACCTCGTTGAGGCGCAGCTTTCCGGCATGTTCGTTAATTCCCCAACGGGCGGCATATTGACGTCCCACCTGCAGCTTCAACCGCTTGATCGCCAGTTCTCCGAACCGCAGAACAATCATCCGGCAGCCGCGCATCTGGCGCGTCGACAGATGGATTTCATCAGGCTGGATCGTTGGTTTTGAAACAGCTTTCGCTGGATTGATTTCGACAAACGTCATGGTGTCCTCCCTATACCGCAGCCAGATCAAGCGGCACCGCCTGATACTGGTCGCTGTTGCCGATGCGCTGATAGACGCGGATATAGACCGACGTGCCGGCACTCTGGATGCTGTCCTTCAGGGCGGCCATGGCACGCTGCCATCCGGCGTCGTCGATCTCCAGGCGAAGCAGTTCAAGCACCGCCGTGGTTTTGATCTGGCCCTTGCTGTCGGTGCGAAATGCCCGGTCGACCAGGGCGCGGATATTGACATTCGCCCCCTCGCTCCAGCGCATGATGCAGTCGTTGATCAGTTCCTTGGCCGCTTCGAGTTCCTCGGTAAAGGTCACCCGTTCGGCATAGGTCCGGGTCACCTTGAAACGGCCGTCATAGGTGCTGACCGTGACATTGCCCTTGGTGCCGCCAAGCTGAACGTCGTATTTCGCGGCCGCGATGCTGACCAGATCGGCGATATCGGATAGGGCCTTTTTGCGAAACGCGGCCAGTTTACCGCTCAGTTCCAGCGCCTCGGTCGCAAGGTCCCGGGCAACCTGGTCTCGCAGCTTGTCCTGGTCGCGGACCTGCGCCTCCGGTACCAGATGGCCGGAGGCATTTCGCACATAGCCTTCCGGGATGGTTGAAGTCTGTTCGTTCACGTCAAGTCTCCTGTGTTGGGGCCGGTTAACGGGCACGACGATTGAAGTAGGCCGCGATGCTCCGCTTCGGATTTCGGTGGTGGCGCATCGGCTCCATCACCGCGCCGTCACGGCACGGCAGATGAGCAACGGTCGCCTCGGCATCGAGGACAAGGCGATGGTTGGTCCGACGGGCGCGGGCCGCCATCTCGTCCATATCGTAGCGGTGCGGCGCGGCCAGATAGTGCTCGAAGGTGATGCCCAACTCGCTAAGGCACAGTGCGATATAGCGATCACCAAGAGCGTCGAGCCGCTCGTCGCTATAGGTCTGGGCAATCAGATCACCGTAGCTCTGTACCGTAATGATGCGGTTCATGCCGGACCTCCCGTCGCGAATTGTGGATGCCCGAACAGGTGTCTGGCGATACCGTTGATCCGCCACAGCCGGGCATGCCTCCAGGCAACGCGAAAACTCTCCCGGTCATGCACCAGCAGAATGACGTTGTCGCCGATGCATGCAGCCTGGTTGTTGGGGAAATAACTGACATACGGGCCCGCTATTTCCGAACTTCCAACGGATATCTCGCAGGCGTCATAAGCGCGGGACGCTGATCGCGCTGGCGGCTCGAGATACCAGACGGAGTGCGTGTAAACGTGCTTTTGGTTCAACCCAATCTGATGGATCATGCTGCCGATCCTCCGTCGTCAGGTGGCAGATCGCGGCGCAACGCATTCGCCGTCAGCCGGTCGGTGATGTTGATGACCTGGCCACATGCAACGGCCCGTTCGATCGCGCGCAGGCTGGGCTCGCCAAGCGGCAGCGGGCCTTGCGTCGTTTCGTATTTGCCGACCTGGTCGGCAAGTTCCTGCAGGTTGGTCAGAAGGATATCCGTTGTCGAATGATCCAGTTCCAGCTTGCCGTTGTTCCGGTTGGCCCAGTTGCGAAGCGCACTGGTCACACATGACAGTTTCTGACTAAGCATTGCCACCTCCTGACGACGAGGCCGACAGGCGCTTGTAGGCCGCGTCGATATGATCGATGTTGCGAACTTCACCACCACCCGATGCCAGGATACCGGCAAGGCGGAGCGTCTTGCTCATGACCCGAAGCGCGCCGGGTTTGCGGGCAACCATGCGCAGGAACTTGATCTCGTTCGGATCGCCGACCCCCCATGCCTCAAGCAGCATGTCAACATCGCCCTTGACGGGTTTGGGCTGGATGATGCGATCGCCAAAGCGCGAATGGATCTGTGAAAAGTTCTCGGTGCGGCCGCCCTCGATGCGCGCATAAAACGATTCATTGCCCAGCAGCGCCACACCGCAGGTCTGATCTGTCGCATCATAGATCGAGCGGATTTCATCAAGCGCCTCGGCAACCAGATGCTGCGCCTCGTCAATAATCAAAAGCCCGCCGGTGCCCGTGATGCGCTCGGCAATCTGGTCGGTAAGCGCATCGTCCGATCCGCCTGTATCAAGGCGCAGGACCTTCGCGATCTTGCGAAGCGACCGCAGCTTGCTGCTTGACGTCGGGCGCATGGTCACAAGCCACACATTGGGATTGCGGATGGCATATTCCTTGGCAGCCTCGGTCTTGCCGATCCCGGCACCGCCCACGATCACACCGATATCCGACATGATCTGCGACATCTGCAGCGTGGTGGAAAAATTCACAGCAGACGGTGTTGCCAGAAAGCCCGGCATATCGGGCACCGTCATGCGAACCTTGCTCTGCTCGGCAAGGCTATCAAGCCAGGTCTGAATTTTGACGGTGACCTTGGAATTGTTGCCCGTATAGGTCCCGCCCAGCCACGCTGCCACGGTGCTATAGGCCACCCCGGACAGCTTGCTGACAATTGACTGATTATAGTTGTTCTGCTCCATAACGTTGCGGCACCGCTGGCGGACTTCATCGATCTCCGGCTCGGCAAGGCTACGGTCTGTTACACTGATATCGTTCATGCTATTCTCCGGTCTCTGGTGGTTGACCCTTACGGGTCGGCTCGGGGGTGTGCAGGCGGCTACCTGCGCACCCTCAATCGTTTCGCCCGCCCTGCAGCACACGCAGAATGCGCGCACTCTGCTCTGCCTGATCGAGCGTGACGGGCTCTTCGACAAACTCTTCCTCAAGGGCTGTGTTGCCGCTGGCAGGCCGCACCGGACGTACAAGGCGCGCCTCGGGTGCGGCGGTCGGTTCGGTGCGCACCTGGGCCTCAAGATCGGCCACCTGTTTCCAGCCAAGCTTGACCTCAAGATCAGCGCGTTCCCTGATGATCTTCTGCATTTTCCGGCGGCTGCGTTCATGCGCCCGGCCTTCGGCGATATCGCTAAATCCGGCCTTGTCCCGGCATTCGGCAAAGCCGATATACGCACCGTTCAGATGATAGGCATGCACACCGGCATGCAGATCCTCGGGGTCGAACCGCAGGACCACCTTTGATCCGATCATGCCCCACAGGAATTCGGCGTGATAACGGTTGTCCATCAGCCAGACCGAACCGTCGGGCTGGCGTGCGGTCACCGGCTGGCTCGACAGCATCGCCATACGCAGCATTTCTTCGGACGCCTTGCGGATCGGGCTGCGTTCATATGACCAGGCGAATGCCTGATCGAAGCTCCACTTGTGCTTTCGGCAAACATCGGTGTTGCGGCCGGGGCGCGCATTATATTCGGCAACCCCGCTTTCGATCAGGGCCACGAACTCCTCAAACTCGATCGCGCGGCTGCCCGCATTCTCCGGCTTGTTGGTCGGGCTATTGCCCGAATACGCCCCTTCGCAGGCCGGATGCTTCCAGATGTCATTGCAGAAATCGCGAAACGCGCGTTCGATCGGTTTGGACTGACCTGAATATGGCTTGGTCCAATGGACCTCGACCCCAAGATCGGTCAGCACACCGTTCATTTCACCGGGCTTGACCTTGAAGCGGTACCGGGTTTTCTGACCGCCCGTGATCATCTTCGATGCAAATTCACGGCCGTTATCCAGAAACGCCTTTGACGGAATCCCGTCGGTGCGGAAAACATCATAGAAGCACAGCCGCACCGCCGTGGCCGATGGTGCAAGGTCGATGCGCCATGCAAGGATCTTGTTCGAAAACAGATCCTGAATAACGATCAGCGTCGGACGAACCGGCTTCTTCTCGCCCGGGTAATTGACCCACACATCGACCGTATGACAGTCGGCATTGACGGCTTCAAGCGCATGCAACTCCGTGCGATCGCGTTGCTGCCATGGATAAAGCCGGGCTGCGGCCTCCGGCCCATCGCGCATCAATACCAGAATCTCGGGTGCGATATCCTGCATGCGCCGCTGCAGGGTGCGCTCCGGCGCGATGGTCCAGCCCTTGTTTTCCGCGATCTTTTCCAGACGGCGATAACATGATGAAAATGTCGGCTTGGTCTGGCGCAGGTAATCAGCCTTGATCACTTCCCAGGCACGCGGATCGCATTCGACCGTTTTGGTCCGACCGGCATGGCGTGGGCAAAGGGCTGGCAACCAGTCTTTGCGGTCGAGCCCTTCGACCATTTTAAACCAGTTGAAGATGGTCGATTTGCCAAGCTTCTGCTGATTGGCAATCGCATAGACCGCCCGGTCCTTCGACAGTGCCCCGCGCTGCAAGGCACAGACCGCCTCCAGAACCGAAAGCCGGTACCGCGCCTTGGTCTTGCGTTCATCGGGCAGACGATCAAACCAGTCCCAGTCAACACGATCCGCCGTCTGGCCACGTGTGGCAGCACTGTCATTCTCTTTCTGCTGGCGCACAATATTGCGCTTTTGCAATTCGCGTTGGGCTGCAACCGGAAACAGGGTCCAGTGATATTCCCAGCCGCCACCATGTCCTTTGCGCTTGCGGGACAATGGGGTGCCATTCATGTTAACAGCACTGCGCCAACCTTCCCTCCGGGCGAGGCGCGTAAAATCTTCAGGTCTCACAGGAAGATCAGGCAGCTTTTGCGCAACAGCCTCAGCTGGCGAATAAAATTCCTTCATCACGCCAATCCCTTCCACAGCTGATATTCCGCATCGGCCATGGCCTGCGCTTTGCGCGACCGTTCCGACCAGGCAAGATGGCGCAACCCGTGCAGGTCGCGTTTGGGCACAACCGCAAGACCAAGCGGCTCAAGCTCGCTGCCGATTACGCGGGCATCCTTGGTCACCGCCACCAGGGCGATGGCGCGGGCCAGACTGATATTGTGATCACCGCGCGCCTGCCCAGCATAGGCATCCAGCATGGCCTTGCTGACCGGCTTCCCCATGAAATCGCCCATCGCGCCCGCGATATCGCCCCGGCTCATGTCCGCATCGCGCAGCACTTCGGCCACCATACGGCTGATCCGTTCCGCCACATTGTCGGCACGAACCCGGGCGTCATCTTCAAACCGGACGGCAACCTTCGGCGGCTCCCAGTCGGTGAACAGATCCAGCGTGCTGCCATCCCCTTTGCGTCTGACCATCACGCGGCCTCCTCGATGTCGGGTTCGGCCATATTCAGAAGGTCTCTCAACATCAGTCGATCAGCCTCTGAAAGCTCGCTTACGAATGCGCGCCGCGCCGGGATACCGGCATGCAGCCACGCATTGACAAGGCTGCGCTGTTGCGCGACCTGCCTGTCGGTAACCGGTTCGATCTTGCCGCCCGCATGTGCAATCGCGGCCTTGACCGACTTGACGTTGGTGTTCTCGCCCATCATCAGATTGACAATCTGCGCCTGACGATCCGGCTCCTGCTTGGCCAGCAGCAGCAATTCCTTCTGGTTTTTGGAAAGCTCGGTTCCGGTCAGGCGGGCGCGGATTTCCGGCGATAGGCCATTGGCGATCTTGACTGCGGTCTCAATCGTTCGCTGACCAAGTCCCGTGCGGTCGGCTGCGTCTTTTGAAAACGCAATCGTTGCGTTTTCATTCTTCTTTCCACCCCGGCCACCCTGCGCACCATGTTTGGTTTCGGGGTGCAACTCCTCGTAAACCCGTTTGCGCTCGGCCAGAAACACCGCCCGATCCAGCGGGTTCAATTCATGACGGAGCAGATTTTCATCGATCTCGATCATCCGCGCCTGCAGGCCATTGAGGTTCTCGTGAACCTCGGCCGGGATTTGCGTTAGTCCGGCCTGCTTTGCCGCCGCCAGACGGTGTGCACCTGCAACCAGTACCCAGTGACCTGATGCGGTTTTGGTAACGGCAATCGGCTGCAGCACCCGGCCACGTTCGCGGATGCTGGCCGCAATCACGGCAACATGATCCGCATCGACCGGACGCAACCGGTCGCCAACTGTGATCTGTTCGATATCGATCAATTGAGACATTCAGAACCCTCTGAGAGACTTGAGAACACGTTTAAGAGGTTGGCGGCGGCGCGGGGGATGAGAGGGGATTTCACGCCGCCGCCGTTTTCCCCTATGATCGGAAGCGACCAAACAAACCGACCAAGGGAAAAACTGATGAAGCCGGAAATTGAAGACTGGATACTGTCTGCGACCGGAAAACCGCTGAGTGAAACACCGCCAAAGCGGGTGGAGTTCTGGACCGTTGTGGAAGGTCTCTGGTCATTGAATGAGATTTTCAGGCCACATTTTGAAGCGATCAGAACGATCAGATATCGAGCCCGAAGCGAAGGCGCGGCAGATGACGCCATACTGGCATTCGTTAATTCTGGTCCGGATGCATGGGAAGATATCCCGCAGGGTGCGTGGCGCGTTTTGCTGGAGCGGCATACGCAGATGATATTGGTTGCCTGCGCAAACCAGGCTGCACAGCAAACGACCGTCATTCCGGCCTCCCTGCGCGATGATCAGCTAACACCTTATCTAATGCTGTTCTGGCTTCTTCGGATGAAGCTCCCGTTTCCAGCAGAAGATCGATCTGATTACGATTTGCCTGCATCAATGCTGGATTTGCCGTTACGGCAACACTGAAGGCGGCAGCCTGATCATCGAAAGAAACCGCCTCGTGTTTTCCTTCTGCACAAGCAGAATTGTCCTTGCCCATGGAATTGTTCACGCCGCTTCTCCTTTTAGACAGTGACGCAGGCGGGGCAGGGGTTTATAGTTTTCAGCAGGTTGAGGTTTATGGCGCATGCCTGTTTTGGCATCGAACCGCGAAGGCCAGATTTCGTGCGGCTGCAAACCAAGCACGGCGGCGATGGCATTTTCACCCTGCACATAGGGAATGACTGCCGCCTTGCTGGCCGTGTTGGCAGGCAAATTGTAATGCCGTTCAACATCGGCATAGGTATAGCCGCGCTCTTCTAGCCTGAAGCGGATGATGCCCGGGGGCATGTCGCCCACAATGGCAAACGGTTCGCCCATTAACCTCTTCCTTTCGTCGCCGACCCCGCCAGGTCGGTTTGTTTTGGGATCGTGTTTTCGTAGGTACGAAAAGAATATGACACATAAAAATGTGCGAGTAAACGCGAAAAAACTGCCAAAGTTCTTATATGCACATTTTAATGTGCATTTCCCGTCAAGCTATTGTTTTGAAACGAAAACATCAGAACTCTGGCAGGACAGCCAAACTTTGGCACTGCTGCCAGAGTTTGGGCTTCAAACTCTGGCAGACCAATGACCGGCATAGCGGAACGCATGAAGATTACCCGCATTCATTTCGGGTTAAGCCAGCGCGCGATTTCTGAAAAAATTGGCGGCAGTCACCGCTCATGGCAGGAATACGAGTCCGGTAAAAATGTGCCAAACGGTAAAATTCTCACTTCGATTGCACAGTTGGGTATCAGCTTAGATTGGCTGCTAACCGGCGAGGGTTCGATGATGCGTGGGAGTGAGGCGAAGTCAGAAGGCGCTATACCCAGTCATCTGGATAAGAAGCTGATCGGGCGATTGACCGACAAAATAATAAGGACATACAGGGAACTGGGGATGGGGATCGCCTGGCACGAGGCGGCAGAGATGGCCGTCGACGAACATAACCGCATCGTTACCAGTGTCGCTGACCCGGTCGATCGCATGGTATGCGTTGGCGAATTCGCCGCTGAACTGCGACAAAGACTTCTGGCCAAACCGGATAAAACTGATACCGGCAAACGCCAGGCTTAA